TAGGCGGTGGCTGCTCAGCTATTTTCCTCATTCCAGCCTTCTCTCCGAACGGGTTATATTTCGCCATGACAGCGGGCATTTCCACGTAAGGCGTTCCAGCCTTAGCCAAGGTTTCCCGCACAAGCTTCACGCCCAATCCTATGGTGCGGTACTTGGGATGCACAACAACACGGCTGATGATGCTCAGCTTCTCGTTTAGCTCTTTCATTGACATCTTTGGCAGAACAAGTCTTCTTCCGAAACAAGTGGGCGGCGGATAACAGTAAACTATCACTCCGCACAGTTCTTCTCCACGCTTGAGGCTGAAGATTTTGCGAGGACCAGCTATTTTGTGGCTTCTATAATGGAAGCCTGCAAGCCTTCTCCAATCTTCAGTTATGCCTTCTTCTATACGCATTTCCATTACAAGGTTGCATTCCTTGGCAAGCTCGTTTGGGTAATAGTTTACGTTTATCTCCTTTCCGAACCGTTTATGAATGTGGACGCTTGGGTTTAGATCTGCGAATAGGTCTGTGTGGGTTGTCGCTGCCAAAACCGCTTTACCTTGCTGTCTTGCGAGTTTCTGAAGGTTAAAAGCCACTATTTTCGCTGTGTCCCTGTCAAGCGTAGCTGCAAACTCGTCCATAACCCAGAACTGAGCCTTACTCTCCATCATCTTCGCAATCTTGTATCGGTATTTCTGTCCATCGCTTAACTGCTCATAACTGCGTAAGAAAAGGAAAGCATCGTTTAAGCCAACTCTACTCAGAAGTTCCAAACCTTCCTCGAAGGTTTTGCCGACTGTTTCAATCAGAGGCTTGCCAAGTTCAGGCTGGATGTCTGCGATGTTAATGCAGCTTAACCCCATGTCCAGTTGAATGTCTTTTTCAAGAGCCTTCAGCAAAACGCTTTTTCCGCTTCCGCTATCACCCGTTATGTAAACAATGTCTGTGGGTCCTATCTTCAGCTCAACATTATCATAGATTATAAATTTCTCCCATTGGTCAAGCCCCAGACCAAAGCCTTCAGCAACGGCCACAACACGGTCCGATGGTTTTGGAGCAGCAGTTTCGTAGGCTATGTCTATTATGAATTTGCCTTGTTGCTTGTCGTATCTGCGCTTGTATTGGCGGATGCGGAAAAACTCGCTCCTTTGTCTTCTCATCTTGTCACGCCCGTAACCTGGTGTTTTAGCAGTTTCTTTCGCAGTTGTTGAAGTTTCGCTTTTCCAGCATGGGCGATGCGTGGCACAACCCAAAGTTTGGGCGGAGGTTCTGTTCTGGTTGCGTAGCAGGCTAAGGCTAAACTCCAGAAGCGGTCGTCGTTTGTGCCTTCTGGGTGGCTGAACTTGATTTTGCCGTCTTTTGTTAGCTCAAACCGTTCAATGTTCAGTTCTGCAATTAAGTCGCTGTCATAGGGAATCTTGAGCCTTTTCTCAACCATGCATTGTTTGAGCCATTGTGCCATTTTCTCTTTTGTTTCTTGGGTGAATTTGACGCCTTCCGTTTCTGTTATGCCAGCATTAACCATATCCTCGACGATGTAGTCGCCTACGCCTGTCATATCGACTAAGACTTTGTTTATGGTTTGCCATCTATCGCAGATGGTCTTAACATAGCCTATCACGCTTGCATATGGTGTCCGCAATGGAAAATGGTGCATGTGGATTAGTTTTATAGAAGTATCCTCTACCTCAACAACCGTGAGAACGCTGTAGTCTTGGTATTTGCCAAGGTCTAAGCCTGCGAAAAACTCGCCTGTAACGACTGCGTCAAAGTCAAAATATTCAAGTCTGTGGTCAATGCAGCTTGTGATGAGGGCTTGGCTGAGCCAAACGTTTTCATGCTCAGCCCATTCGGCTTCCATCTCTCGACGCCATCGCCACGGATCTCCTTCATATTCGCGTCTCTTCTTTTCCAGCCATTTCTCAGTGATAGGTCCGTTTGGTTCAAGAGCTTCCTTGTAGGTTACGTGGCTTTTGGCGAAATGCTGGAAGGCATTGTCATGGAATAGCTGATAGAAGACGCTGTCGGTTGTCCATGGTGTGCTGCTTGCAATGAATTTGCCGTTTGTGGTTGCCAAGGTGAAGCTTATTGCATCAAACATTTCTTCGTCGTTTGGGATGAAGTTCATTTCGTCACAGTACACCATTTGCAGCGTGAAGCCTCGTAGGTTGTTGGGGTTGTTTGGAAATGCTTGGATTGTGCTTCCATTCTTGAGTCTCACCATGGTTCGCTGTGGTTTGTAAAAGAAGCCTGCTGGGAGTTTCGTTCTGAAATAGTTGATTTTCGTTATGGGAATCATTGTTTGACGCCAGCTTGGACCCACAACCGCAATGTGCGAACCAGAATGCAGCAGAGCATAATGTAGAAGCCAAACAGCTATCAGATGGGTCTTACCGCTTTGTCTGCACCATCTTAAGGCAACATCATTTTGTTTTTCTAAGAGCTGTGCTGCCTCCATTTGATATTTCGTTAGGTTCAAGCCAAGCATTTTTTGACAGAACTGAATGAAGTCTCTTGGAATTTCCGTTTCTTTGGCTTTCTGTTGTTCGAGCCAGTCGTTTTCAAGCTGTTTGGCTTTGTTCAGAATCCCCTTTAGCTTCACGAATCATGCGCTCCAAATTTTCAAGATATTCCATAGCCTCAGCTTCATCGTAGCTTTCAGCCACGCTGTTCATGACTTGGCTCAAATAGGCCATGATGCGAACCCAAATCTGAGCCTGCTTAGGCTTTGTTTCTGGGTTTGTGGCGGCAGTTTTGGCAATGTCAAACATTACTTCCAATTCACTCAGCAGCTTAGAACGGAGCTGTTGTGTGTCTTTCTCAACCTGTTTCCTTACTCTTCGAGCCTTTCGCAGAAAATTGTTGAAGCGATACCCCTCTATCGTTCTGTCGACCCCCCTACGTTTTTTGCGTCAAGAAAATGCCTGTTATGTTGCCTATCAAACCCGCAATGACTGCAAAGATTTCTGGATTCCATTTACCCAAAACAATGAGGTGCACTGCTTCGAGCATGGTTAGGCATGCGGTCATGCCGAGGCTGAAGTAAACTGCATAAAGAAGCCTATCGCTTGGCGGAACCACTATGATTTGTTGTCTGCCTTTTGGTCCTTTTCGGGCTAGCTTTTTGGTTAGGGCTCTTCTAATCCAGCTCATGGTTTTGTGTCCTCATCTGAAAAATTCTTCTACGTCTTCTACGAGTGGACGGCCCAGAAAGGATGCTTTTGAGAATGATGCTTGCTTCTTGCTGTGTTAGGAAGGCTTTCTTTATGATCTCCACTTTTCGGAACCATGTTTGCGGAATGGCTGTGTAATCCTCATCGCGCAGTTCATAGTTGTATGCGAAATCGTTCTGTGCCAGAATTGCGTGTTTAGGTTCTCCGACAGAGCCTACGTATATGCCTACGCTTTTTACTGGGACTGGTATGCCTGCTGTGGTGAAGCTACTACCGATGGAGGCGTCGTTCCAGTGGATGCAGACAAGGTCTCCCGGTTCAAGCTTCTCTATTTCCTTTAGAATCTGTTTGTTCATCCGTACTTTTCCTGCTGCTTTACGTCTGTTGATAGGAAGCTGATTCTTGGGAATTTCTTTGTTCATATTTTAGCCTCTGTTATTCTGCTTCTTTGTAGTAGCTCACGCCCATCAGCATGGCATTTGCGATGGCTTCAACGATGATGATGACTGTTAAGTCGCCTTGAGCCAAAATGACAGTGCATGCCGTTTGGATTCCCTTGATAACAGCCAAAGTTACTGCTAATGGGGGTTTAAACTTGAATCCCGTTAGTCCTCACCTCCTTGCAGTTTTTTGAAACGAGTCTTCCATAACGCCTCCAAAACCTGCTGAGTTTCCTCTGTTTCAGTCAATTCCCAGCCAAATTTCACAGCATTCTTACGGAATTCTGTGGGCGTTATGGCTCCAAGCTCAAACGCTTTGAGCAAGTCTGCTGTTACAAGTTCAGGAACCTTGGGGCTACCCCAGTTTAGCCTCACTTGAGCCTCTGCTGGGTTGAAGCCTTCTTGGATCAAAACAACGTCAAAGATGTCTCGTTCAACTTGTCGCTTGATGTAGCGTTGAATGGGGTTGATTAACATGTTTTGGAGGTCTAAGGCTGCGCGGGCTGACGCCTCTGTAAAGCCTGGTGTGCTGAATAAGCGTGGCAAGGGTGTTTCGCATCCGAGGTAGAACTGGTTTATGATGTGGTCTATGTAGTATTCGAAGCGGGCTCTTGGGTCAAGCATTACTGGTTTTATGTCGCCTTTACCACTGTAAAAGAGCCAAGCGCCTTCTTCTGGACGGTTCTTGATGACGCTTTCAAATTTCTGGATTGTCTCGTCATTAGCCTTCTCAAGCAGAGCCAAAACGTCTGGTCCAGCATACTTTTCGAATATTTTTGGCATAATGCGTTCGATTTTAGCTTTCATCCACGCGTAGCTGGGTCTTTTATTGCTGTTGAAGACAAGCGTATGCAACAAAACTTGTAAGATGCCTGTTCCAAACCCAGATGTGCCAGTGCAGTTAATTTTCCAGTGAATGACAACTTGTGGCTTAAGGGATTCTCCGCCGTACTTGTTTGCAAGTTTGAAGCCTTCAGCTTTGTATGGAAGTTTGAGTTTTTCCTCACTTAGGAAGCTATATTCGATTTTGTCGATGACGTCTATTGGTAGCCTTTTGAGTTCTTGCAGCTTTTCAGGCGTGATTTTCAGCCAGAAATCGTTTCCACAAGCGATTAAAATGCGAGCCATGTCATTAAGCAGAGCGTCAAGGTTCACTTCCTCATTAAAATCGTCAACAATACGTTTGGCTTCCCCAGCCCGCTCATATTCCTCATTTACCGTGGAGTAAAAGCCCATGCCCACGGTCGCTGAAGCCAGCAAGTCAATGCTGGCCTTACATGTGGCGTCCCTTTCATAAAGCTTCAAAATATCAGAGAGAGGAACCTCTGGCGTTTCAAAAACCGTTTGACTGTTTGGATACGCATAACCTGAACGTGCACGTTTCGTGAAAGCCTCTGCTAAACGCTTCAGAATACTCAAATCTGCAAACCTTCCAAAAGTTTTTTACCCTTTTCTGTTATCATGTATGGAGCACGATGCTTTTGCTCGCTCTTTTGCACGTAGCCGTTCTGGACAAGGTATTGGAATATGCCTTCAAAAATAGCATGAGTTGCATGAACGTCAAGCTTTCTAATAATTTTCTTTTCAAGCTCTGTTCTGCATAGAGGCTGTCTGCTAAGCTCTTTCAACACGGTTTTTGCAAGATGCAATCTTTCATTCAAACTTCTCATACGCAAACAACCTCAATGGGTTTTTGGGTTGAATAAAATGGGGAATTGTTGGCATGCGCCGAGACATTATTGCAAACCATTAGAATCTGCAAGTCACGTTTGCCATCCATGCCATAGGTTTTAGGCGCCAAATCAGGCGTGTACGTCGCCATCTCCGATCCGCATAGCGGGCAATATTTCCAGCAATCACAGACGACAATGTCGTCCTTACGATCCGAATAATGCTCTTTTCCGCAGTTGCTACATTTGCCGCTAAACTTCGCCAAAGCAATAACCTAGATGGCTTAAGTCAACGTAGTCTTAATATTCGTCATTCTGGCAACGGCATTAGCTCTTAGGATGCCTAGGCCGAAACGAGTAGTCGCACGCACGCCATACTTGCCATTCTTAACGTCTTCCCAATCTTCAGCTGTAACATCTCTGCGCAACAGCATAACAGCAGCCACACGAGTATCAATCGCATAAGCGGTTCCGTTGGGCACCAGAGTGCTAGCTTGCACTTTCATGCCCAACACGCTTGTAACAATGCCCTGTTCCAGATCCGTCTGCGCCGAAGGCAAATACTGCGCATGAATGAATTTGTCATCATTCAGCAATTGATGCAACTGCATCTCGTTAATCGCTAAAACTGTAGGACGCCAATTCGCACCACGCACAGCGTTATGCAAAGCAAGCAAACCAGCCCAACTAAGTACTGCTCCGCCACCAGCAATTTCAGCGCCGCCAGCAAGATCACCGGCAGCAATAGCAGCGTACAAAGCAATTATGTCTTCTGTTTCGCTTTGCCCTAATGCTCTACCGACTTTTTCAACCATGTTATCCATGACATTCCACGTAGCGTCTTCAAGAAACTCACGAGTCCACTCCTCAGAGGCGTCAGCGAGAACGTTCGTGGAAATATCGACCGTACTGTTCTTCTTACCGCTTAATCGTGTTATAGCGTCTTCAGCGTACTTGTAAGCAACCGCGTTGACATCAAGCGGAAAACGCTCCAAAGTCTCAGTTGTAGGCCGCACTGTAATGATGTTCCTGCCGATTAGCTCTGGCCATGCAGCTTCCACAAGCGTATCATGCATCTTGCCCAAGGCGCCAGCAGCATCGCTGAAAAGCGCCTCTTTCACACCCATCTGAATGTAACGCTTCAGGAACGGGTGGTCAGCCTTAAGCTTCAATGCTTCGTACACTTGTTTCTGTTCGGTGTCTTTCTGCATTAAGTTTTCAAAAAGTTTAGGCTTCAAAGCTATCACTTCTCCACCACAATGAAAAGCAAATCATCCGCAGCGGTAGTCGTTTCAAGAGCATGGCCAAGCTTCTTAGTCCACGAGATCGTTGCAGAACCGCCTTCGTTAATGTCAGCTAACACAAGAACCCTCTTTGAAGAGTCAGCTCCATAAACTGCTTTGCCTCGAGTTATAGCACCACCAGTCTTCACCTTGACCCTTCCCCGAGTCAGAACCGGACAAGACTTTCCAGACGCTACGGTCTTTACGGCTATGCCTATACAGTCTTGGGCAGCCGCTGCAGGACTAACCTTATCGTCTGCGCTTAAGTAAACCGGGTCACCTTTCGTGATGTCTGCAGCAGCCTCAAAAGTTTCAATTACTGCGTTAGGGTCGTCTGTCTCGCCTATTGCCATCCAAGTTTTTCCTGAAACATCAGCCATGACCATCACTCCAAAAAGTTATTTTGCTTTCACCGAGTTCGTCCTACGGCTACTTGCGGCCACACTTTGTGACTGTGATTCAAATACACGGATTCTATCTTCTAAATTGCGAAGCCATTCTGCAAGCTCAGCATTATCCAATACGTGTTCTTTGCTCAATTCGTAGAAGCTTTTCTTTTTCTCAGCCACTTTTCAGCCTCTCCTTAAGCTTGAAAATTGCACCACGAATCTCCTGGCATTCCCGCTGCATGCCCATTGTACTCCGCTCAACCGCCGGACTAGGCAACAGCCCTTCCAAAATTTTTATTGCTTCTTCAATGGGTATGGTTTTAGGCGGATTTTTAATTAGGCCCGGGGGCTTTTGCTCAAGTAATTTCTTAGCTTCAGTAAGCTTACTCTCGACTTCAATTAACTTAGCCTTAGTTTCACTGAGCTCCTTGCGAAGTGCTTCAGCCTGATCCGTTAAGCCACAGACCTCGCTAGCGATATTAAGCTCCTTAGCCGCAGCACACAGGTTCTTTTTCGCCTCAGCCTTGCCCTCAGCAGAAATGTCCGTCTGGTCTAAACGAGCTAAAGCGTTCCGTACATGGTCAGCGTCCAAATTGCCCTGAGCATTTTTGTAAGGCAAATTCCGCAGGGTCCTCGGAACGGTTTTACCCTGCTCATCCTTCTCGCCGCCCGGTGCAATGTAAGCGAAAGCGCTGTCTGGCAGATTATTGATGTACTCGGTATCCCACTCCGCTTCTCGTAGTTTCTTCAACGCTTCAGCGACTTTGCTGTCAACAAGCTTCCCTAATTCTTTTTCATCCAATTTCTCAACTCCACTCGGCGTGTTCGGAGTAACCGAAACACTTGCCGGGAGCGCATAATCTGGATGAGTAACAAGCCAATCCTTCACAGTGTTCGGCTGCCACTTACCCTTCAAAAACAGAATGGCTTGACATCGCTCTTGAGCAGGATCAGCACGGCTCTTAGCCATAACCGCTAAGATGCCATTAGGTTGGTCCAGCCAAACAGTGCGGAAATGCTCAGGCAAAAACAAAGCTGGGTTCTGATAAAACCCAAGGAAATACTCGCCCGCAACAAGCGGATCAACACCTTGCTGCTCCCTCATTCTCAGCTTCTCAAGTAACTCTTGCCTTTTACTTTCAGCTATGGGCAGCTTTTCAAAGCATCCACTACAGCAGCCAAGCCAAAACTCCACCGCATTCTTCCCACAGAAAACGCAAAACTCCTGCTGCTCCTTAGCCCTCCGGAGACTCTCCAAAATCTGCACATTAGTTTCGGGAATACCTGGCACAGCCACAAGGCTTAACTCAGCATTGTGCAACCCATGCGGAAGCTTGCCATCTACAACGTCAATCGCCTCATAATCCGCGCCCA